CTCAAAGAGTAACCAAGACGGGTCCGGGATGGTTTTTGGCTGTTTAGTTTTTTTATCGTTGACATGCTTACCTTTAGCATCAAATATTCCCTCCAGGGTTAGTAGTTCATCAGCAATACCATTATATTGAGTGACATTGGGTGCAAGCAATTGCACAAAGTCAGAATCTGAACTGATGATAACGTGTTCGTCTTGAGGGTGTAAAGAAATCCAACGTGCTATAATATCATCTGCTTCAGCAGTGGCACATCGGATAACGCTACAGTTAGTTTTAGTAGCCAAGTATTTAGTCAACTCGTCATAAGTTTCCCAAAACAGTTTGTCTTCTTCTGCTTCTTCCTCGGTCATTTTACCACGTGCTACAGCACGATTTGCTTTGTAAGGCTTGTAGTAGTCCTTGCGCCAGCTACGTCCTTCCAGTGCAAATACCACGTGATCTGCTTCAAAACGTCGTGCCATCTTGTTCACGGCCATCAATGTAACGTGCAAGGCAAAGCCCAGTTTGGTCCAGGAGTCTGCGGCTCGAAATGCTCCATGTCTAGCACGGAAAAACATGTTGGCAGTATCAATCAATACGTATTTCATTGTGAGATCAAGTTGTTATCGTTAATGTATTGTAACATATGTTTGGCCCAAAGTCTATGGCTTTTGGCATCAAAATGATAACTTGCCGCATTTGCATAGGTGCCTCCGTTGTTTTTTAGCCAATTATGGTAGGATTCTTCCCGAACATATGGGTGCATGTAATTCGCACCCCAATTGTGTTGATTTTGGATATCACTGAATGTACTGTGCCCACTAAAGAACAAATGCCGCACACCCAGACCTTTAAGGTATTGATGCATGTTCCAAATTTTGTCATGTGCTTCTGGAGTTTTGATATTCCAATCTACGTTTATAACATAGTTCTTGTAGCGTTCTTGCAACTCATCTGGTACATGGTCTATACCACTAGCATTGACTTGATACCACGTACCGTTATGCAACCACTCTTCGCGTTCCCATGTGGTCCATTGCAAGATCATGAACGTGTGTTTAAGATTGGTTGGATTGTTTTCGATCCAGGCTTTTGTAGTCCGAATAACACGATCGTTGCTGCCACCGGAACTTGCCTGGCATATAAGTGTTGCACCTAGTGCATCTGCAACGTGTCGACCGTAACTAACTGCCAAATTTGCAGGGTGTGCTTCTGAGCCTTTGTTCCAGTATTGTTCATCATCCACAGCCCAGGCATGGCGAACTGCGGCTTCTGCGGCCGCGGTGTGACTGCAACCATTCACATACAATATCATTTTTGTGTTTCTGCGGCAACCACACGTTTGCGTAAACTTGAACTGCTAAAACTGTGATCACGCCGATTAAATATTACCTGTATGCCACGACCAGCACCCTCATTGCGTCCGGTAAAGTTTTTGTCCTCATATTCTGTACCCAAAATACGAACATCCAATGGTAGAATCAACAACAAGTCAATCAAGTCTTGTTCGGTTTGATACACCACTACTTCATCAACATAGCGACAAGCACTAAGTTGAATTTGTCGTTCTACAATACTTTGAATGGGTTTATTCTTAGTATCAGGTCTATCAATAGTGGGATCAGTTTGTAACCCACAAATTAAGTAATCACAATGATTCTTTGCCTCACTTAGCATAGCAATATGCCCTGCATGGAGTAGGTCAAAGGTTGAGAAGGTAACGCCGATTCGTTTACCTTCTTGTTTGAGTTGTTTGATGTGATTAAAAATCATACTATGTTTTTTTCTTTAATGTATTTGTAGATTACGTCTGCCCAACCAGTATGGCAATCTTCTTTGAAATGATACATACCTGGTGTAACTTCCTGATAATTATGCGTAAGTGCCCACCCCCGCCAACTCATGTCTTGTCTATCATACGGATAAAAATAACAGTCCTGCCACGGTAATTTAAAAATATCACCACCATCTTCGTTAGCCAGCCACGGAAGTTCAGATACCACTTTGTTTAACGAATCAATGGCATTAAAAAATACATGAGGTATATTTAACTGTAGCAATTCTAAATGTAGATTATGTATGGCTCTATTGTAAAACTTACACATCTCATGCCTATATCGCCAACTTTTGTTATTATGATGCCAGTAATCAAACGCTACAGGATCCGCATATTCAAAGTCAGGCCCTGTTCCAGCAAGAGATCTATACCCACCTTGTATAAACCAATCCTCTCTAGTAGACTCACTCCAACCAATTACAACAAGATCGGGAAATATGTTTGTTTTCCTGCACTCGTACAAGTACTCGGTCATCTTGCGTATTATTAAGCTGTTGCTTGACCCACCTTCGGCTTGATTTAAAAAAGTAGCATTTAATTTAGATGCTAACTTTGTAGCAAATCCTTGAGTTGCTGGATTGTCCAGTTCGTCTCCAGCAACATAACTATCGCCATTAAAATAGATATTCAACTTACTTCACTCCTGCCCCCGCCGATGTCACGGGTATTTACGTACTGATTGCTGTACTTGTTCATGGCCTGCTCTTGTTCCCAAGTTTCCATAACCACGTGTCGGCAAATATTTTGAAACCAACGGTCCACAATATCAGCATCAGCATCGTCGGGTTTCATCATGTAGCCGGCTTTGACCAGTCGTGCTACAAAGATTTCGTTCCAGTCTAGTTCAAACGCACCTTGATGCAGGTTGTTGGGATCAATGTCCATTCTTAGAATGCTAACATAAGGCTCACCCTTTTCTGTAGCAATTTCTTTGTCAGTTTTAGTTGGTGCCTTGGGCTTAGACTCAGCCCGGACCTTAGGAGCAGGCTCCGGCTTCTTGCGGAATCGATCAAATAGTCCCATTAGGTGCCCCATTCGTTCTTGAACAAAGGAACTTGGAGTCGGTCTGAGTATCTCCATCCTTTGCGCATGGCATGCTCTGCCACATTCCTATTATTAAGAGCGTACACCCGCTCAACCCCACCAACAGGCATGATATAAACAGGACCCGTAAACCCTGCTGTACGATATTGTTCCACTGCACGTTCTGCATCTTGTATGTCCTGTTCATTTGTAACCACAAACTTCAAGTAAGCATATCCATAGTCCTCGTACTCACGCACAACTTCTGGAAGTATTGCTTCCTCCCACTTCTCACCTGAGCAAGGAAGTTTAGCACTCACACTAAATGTAAACTCTGTGTGTCCACTACGGAATGCTAGATATTTTTTAAACTCTGGCGATAACTTTTGTGTGCCATTGGTTTCAAATGTCACTTCTTTGCAAGCCCGCATGACATCGTGCTCTAGCAAGTCTTCGTATGCACGTTGCCATCCCAGCAGTGGCTCACCACCTGTGATCACAAGATGTTCGTCCCGCCATTCCTTGTACGGTAACATATCCACAATAGCAGTGGCAACCGCATCAGTATCAAGAACAGGAGATAGATGACGAAAGCGAGGATCCCAACTAGCGTAACTGTCACAACCTGTAGATACCAAAGGAAGCGACTTGTATTCAGAGTAAAGATCTGGGTCGATGTTGTTGGCTTCTTCACTTAGTTCTCCTCGAGTCATGCCAAATCCGGCACATTTAAAGTTACAACCAAACACACGCAAGAACACACTAGGCACACCCATGTACCTACCTTCTCCTTGCACACTATAAAACAGTTCTGCTATTTTGAGTTTACTCATATTTTCCTTGCTTTAACTAACAAATGCCAACCTAGATATTCTCGTACAGCTTGGCGATGTGAATCTGACATGGCTTCAAACCACGGCTCCATCACATAATTACCCTTCTTGTACTCATCTACATTATACATGAAACAGTGGTTTTGACGCAACATCACAATGTGCCAACCGTTGTCTTCATTCATCAATTGGTGAATTTCATCTTTAGAAAACGCCTGTGCATATGGGCAACCTGCTTGTGCTTCAAACTGGTCCAGTCCTTTTTGGATCATGGCATACTTCCAGGAGTTTTTGGCATATACCATGTAACGGAACTCACCACCGGTCTTGACCACTGTTCGAACATTGTCAATAATCTTGTCAATGCCCGGAAAGTGATGTATCACACCATAGCTGTAAACCAAATCAAACTCACCTAATGAAGCAAGTGCATTGGCATCTGTTGCATCCACATTGCAAAACTCACCTTCTAGTTCCAAGGTTTCAAAACGTTGACGACTGAGTGCAATACTTTGATCACTTAAATCAATACCCACATACTCTGCACCGTGTTTGGCAAACTCCTCAGCATCTGATCCAATACCGCAACCAATTTCCAACACACGCTTGCCAGCCCACAGGTGAAACCCTGCAAATTCAGCAATGTGCGGTTCCACACGATAACGACGTTCACTTACTTCATGAAAGAACTCAGGAGTTCCAACATCGCTTTTACCATGTTTAATGTTACATGGCTGTGTGTTCCAGTAACGTTTGATTTTTTCTTCTAAATTAGAGGACATTTAACGGCTTTCTATCTTCCATGGTTGCATACTTAACAGTATATTGTACCATTTGTTTGTGTACATCATTGGCCTTGAGTCTTTCCCAAGGATCTTGTGTGCCGGCAAACACATTCTTGAAGAATGTCATATCCATGCCGCGTTGTTTTTCTAAATATTCAGCAAGTTTAGCACAGTCTGCATGGCGTTTATTAATTTGAGTCATATTATGAAAGTCCAACGGGTGTTGTGGATTACCTTCTAGCATGGGACGATTCAAGAATGTTTCATCTTTGTTGTTGCCAGTTAGGTCATGACGATCATGCAATACCTTGATGTTGGTGCGTTGCATGATATCCAACAAGTAAGCCTGTTGGCTAAGCCATGCATCTGAAATCTGATGCGGGCTCAGGTAACCTAGCAAGTCCAACCATTCACGTGGTGCAATAGGGAAAATTGAGTAAGGATGTTGGTGATGGGTATCAAACGCCAAAAGTTTAAACTCACCGTACCACTTCATAATCTCTTCATCCCAGTCTTGAGATTCCATCACAGCGTCGTCGTTCCAGAATACCAACCACTTTGCGTCGCTGTTCTTGGCCAACAAGTTTACATATTCATTGAGTCGAATATAACCCATGGGCTCAAACTTCATTGCGGTGTAGGCTACTTCATGATTGTCTAACCAAGGTTGTACAGTATCTTTGAAGTGGTTAAGTCCAAGATCATCATCGTTGTCAAATCCAAACATCAGTTGCACCCGATCTTGGTCTTTGGCCAACTTAACTAAACTTTGCACACTACGTTCAAGCATTTCTGCTCGACCACGTGTGGGTAATAAAATTGCTATGTCAAACTCGTGTTTCATTTATTTCCTTTATTCAGTTGCTATCTGTTTATTTGTATCATTGAGCTTGAGTTTTTCCCAAGGATCTTGTTTGCCTTCAAGAACACGGGCAAAAAAAGACATATCCTGCCCACGTT